GATAGTTAATTCGGCTCGCGTGTCCGGCCAGGCCGGGGCTCCTCTTGCGGTAGGTCGCCACCCTGTTCTGCGAGACGGGCCGGAGATTCCGGGTGTCCGTTCATGGGTATATATGCCGCCAAAAAAAAAGGGGGCCTCTGCGAGCATACCACAGAGACCCCGCCATGAACAACTCAGGAACCAACTGAGAAATTTTTATGCGTTTTTACGGAGGTTCACCGCTCGCTCGACCAGTGCCCTGTGCTCTGGATGGGTTTTGTCCTTCCAGCCGGGATGCGCCTTAATCGAGGCGAGTTGCTCCTCGACTGTGCCCTGTCCGCCCTGGGAACCGTCAACCCCATCCTCGCGGGTAGACCTTGCCACGCCATCCAACAGCTTGATAACGCCGAGGTTATTAATTAGCCCGCTTTCTTTCAGCGCATCAATCACGCCAAACTTCTCCGCGATCTTTGCGGCTGATTTCACTCGTCTGTCATAATCCTTGCCCCATTCGGATTTTAGGCTCGCTTCGGTCTCCCGCGCAACTTCGGCCTGCTGGGTTTGAAATTCTTCGGTCATCCGCCCCATTTCTTCTTTGTAGAGATCCATCACGACCTTATGCTGGCTATCTGTCAGCCCGGCATCATGAAGCTTTTCCGTGCGGGAAGCGTAAATATCCGCATCTACTTCAAAACCCTCTCCGGGCTCCCAAGAATACGCGTCTGGAGTTTCCGGGCGTCCGAGTTGATTGAAGAATGCCGCATGCTCCTCCGGACCGGCACCTTCGCCGGGAGGAATGATCCCCTTCTCGCCGATCTTTTTGTTCAGCGAGACCGCGCCCTTTGCGAACTCGTCAGGCGTCTTGTATTTGCCAAGCAAGCCCGAAACGCTCTCATCGGCCAGCACGTCAGGCGAAAAGCCAGCGCTTTGAAACCAAGGGGTCTCAGCGCCGCCAGAATCACCGCCGCCGCCTTCCCCGCCTTCGCCTGCTTCTTCTCTCAGTAGTCCTTTATTTATCTTCATGGTATGTGTCTCCTTTATATTTTTCGTGTTTTTCGTGCAGCCAGTTCGCAACGAACTGTTTGCCCTGGTTAAAATTATTTTGCCGCTCACAGTCCCGGTTGAAGACATTCTTTCCGTATGCGCAAAGATCATCTATTTCAGCCAACAGTTCGCGCCCTTCCGGGATTCGCATGACCTGTTCGACCAATCGGCCAATCCGCTTTGAGCTCTTACGCGTGTCCGCTCTTACTTCCCCGCTCATTGCATACCCCCGGCCATTTGATCAATCATGCTTCCCTTTTCAGGCGCTTTACCGGGGTCAATCTTGCCGACATGCTGAGCGAGCGCTTCCTGTTCTTTCGCGGCCTGCATCGCGGTAACATCAGCCTGATCCATTTTTTTCCGTTCGCGGTCCGGAACAATTAAATCGTGTTTGACGTTGCGCCGCTCCAGAATGTCAATCGCGGCCTCAGTCACCTTGAGCACGCGAGACAAGCGTGGTAGATTGCCCTCCATCTGGAGAAGCTGACCAACCTCAGTTGCCGCCTGCAAAAACTGCCCGACCTCGATTGCGGCCAGCTTACTGTCGATTCTCGATGTGTAAACCACTCGAAAGGATTTTCCAGCCAGGGACGCGGGCGGTTGCTCGATCATCCCGTTATCAACCAGCAGGGCCACCACGCGCTCAATCAGCGGAGCAAAGCACTCCGATTGCAGTCTCGAAATCATCGGCCCGATACTCGAAAGTTTCTCTTCGGAAAGTTCCTGCACCTCCCTTGCCGTCTTGTTCGGATCGTGCCGACTCGATACGGCCAGAAATACATTAATGAAAAATTGCCGCTCAATGCGTTGCTCGAGTTGCTGAATGCGCTGGTAAAGCGCTATGGCATTTCCGTTCGTCTTAAGTTGAAAAGGTGCGCCAAGTTGCGGATCGTAGTAGTTCACCGCCCTGGGTGCAATCTCGGAACTTTCCACCGCTTCCTCATCAGGCAGCCAGACAGTCGGCCAGGCTTCCATCTCGTAGGCATCCATAAAATTAGCCTCGGCCCGGTTTAGCTCGCGGATCGACGGCAGCGCTGCATGCCCGGAACCGTAGCCATACGGCCAGTCTTTCACCTTCATGAAGCGAGGACATGCAAAAGGAAACGTCCGGTAGCCGGAAGTCTTCACAACTTTTTCCTCTTGCCGGTAAACGTAAACCGAACGGAATTTCATCGACTCGGAATTCAAGCGCTCCGCGTCATAGTCCGGATTGATGCCAACATGATGAATAAAATCGTGCCTCTGGCCCGACTTACCGGGGTCGCCATAGCACTCCATAACTTTATCAGGCAGACCATTTCCGAAACGCTCAACCGCTTGCTCCGCAGTCATGCGCATCAAGCGATACAGTCCGTTGACCCGTCCACGCGAATCCTCGACCAGATAAACGTTGCCGCTAATCGGGTGATTCCGGAAGACCAATTCCTCTCGCTCGTCATCGAAATCAGTGCTAAGCGCCCCTGTGCCGTAAGTGCCGAGCAGGGTGCACATCTCGCCAAATGCCTCATTGAAATTGCTGTTCTGGATCGCTTTGAGCGCCACCCGCTGTGCGTGATCAAGCCACGCTTTCAAATCCGCGTCTTCATCGTCCGACTTCCCTGGGGGGCGAAGGGTGAACCACTGCTCACCGGTTGAAACCGTATGACTGAATAAGTGGCCGCCCAGCAAAATGGCTGAGTCAGTCGGAGCTGAGGAAGCGGGACGATCCGGAACCTCATCACCTTTATTGCGCTCGTTTTGCGCCTCATACTCGGGCAGCACGTAAAATGTGATATCCTCCAGCGTTCTATCAAAGCTGGAACGCGCCGACTTCAGCGCGTCATAACCTTTGACGATCTTATTGCCCAGTTCGTCACTCATACACCGAGAACGGTTTTATAGCCGGAGCCACTTCGCTGGCTCTGGACGGTTTTATTGCGCCCGGCCATTGCAGCCAGTCGGCGACGTTCGGCATCACCAGCAGACTTTACGCTCTCGTCTTCGGGTGTGACAATGGGGGCCGCTTTCGGGGGCGGTTCGAGTTTTGGCGTAGATTTAGAGCCCATAGTGCTTGTGAGAATTTACGGAATTTGAAGATTCGGGCAGCCCGTTGAATATCGGGACGCCCTGGTGGTATATATGCCACCATCATCCGAACTGCGTTCACCTCTGCAATTTGCTCGATTTTTCGCCACGCCATCAGCATTTCGCGCCCGACCTGAATACTTCGCCGTGATCCGAAGTGCACACTCCATCGGCCACGCCCGAGATCCACCGCGGCAAAATAACCGACTAGCCGGCCATTGCTCCACACATGCCAAATGTGCGCATGCTCCGACATCCAACCAGCCTTATCCTCCCCATCTGTCCACCGGAACAAATCTAACTCAGGCCATTCCTGCTGAAACACTCCGATCAAATCACCAGCCTCCAGTGAACCTTTGGCCAACTGCAGCACTACCGCCATGTCCGCAGATTGCTTTTCGCCCGTTTTGATTTTGCCCGCCCTTTAGAATAAAGGCTTCTCTGCGGGTTCAACTCCCCGAGCGCCCAATACCGAGCCGCGTCAATTAGGTGATTGTCTCGGTCCACCGGACGGTCAAGGAACTCCCCTGCCGCGTTCTTGCCCCAAGTGTAAGACTCGAACTCGCGCTGTGCGTTCTGACTGTTTCTATGGATGAAGATCGGATAAGTCCGAAGGCGGTCGATCCCTGCCAGTATCGAGGATGCGCTCTTGATCGTCGGAATTACCTTGAAGCCCGACTTCTGTAGCGCCCTGTTTATTTCCGGGCGGGCACTTTCTCCATGAATACGCGCATGCTCCGGGATGCCCAGCTCACGAAGCCGTCCCTCGATACTTGGCGTTTGTGGATCAAGCGGATTTGCCTGCGCGATCAGTTCCTTTTCGTAGAGCCTTTCGCGTAGATAGAGACGATCCTGGAATAATGCGCACTCAACCAGTGCAGTAGGGTCCAGGCTGAACCCATAATCCAGCCCAAAGCCGTGCCGCTGGCACATCATCGGGTCAGGCCATTCGTCTGTAATATCCCACGCCTTAAAGATTGCGCCTTCGCGTCTCCCACGCCGTCCTAGCCCGTAAACCGACCAACCCCATTCATCGGCAGTGCCCGCCGCAACGTTCCCCGGTGTCGGTTCCATCGCCTCAATTTCGATCCGCGCCTTTTCCGGCAGCATCGGGTTATCCCGAAATGTGCTGTGGATGTGAGCACAGTCCGCACGGGGCATGATCTTATCAAAAACCCAGTGGTAATTCAGCGAAGGGTTGAAGTCATAGATGATTTCCTCCGAAGTCCGCAGGGAGATTTGCCGGTGCGCTTCCCAGCTGATTTCCATCACCTCGTTACCCCAGGATATTTCGCGCCTGGGGCCGTGCAGCTTTGCCGGAGAATTTGCACCGCGGAACTGGAAGACTGAGCCATTCGGGAAACGATACTGAAAGTTTGAGCCGTTCCAGTGTGCTTGTTTCCACATTCCGAATTGCTCGCCCATCACAATCATAAAATCCGTCACAATTGAATCCCGGCATGTTGACTGATCATCCCGGTATGCCGTGATCCGCCTCCGGCCCGTCAGCGCTTTCTCAATCAAATACTGAATGATTGAGAACGTCTTGCCCGAACCCGAAGAACCTTCCAGCACCTTGTAAAATTTGCCTTCAGCGTCCGCCTTCTTCAGCGCTGCGTAGTTCGATGTTACGGGAATGTCAGGCATGACTCATCTATTTGTTAGATCGAATAGAAGTCTTGTCGTGTCGTCTGATTTGAGCGGTCGAACGATTATTTCGCCTCGCCCGAATCATCACTCGTTGAGTTGCTCCGACTATGCGGTGATCGAGAACGGTGCAGTTTCCATCCTTGTCCTCCGACACCCACACGATTTTGAAATCCATATCGTGAACAAGTCCACAATCACAACAGCCGATACGGTAGCCCTTCATTACGGGGAGTTCCCAGTCAGACCATCCATCGTCTTGCGCTTTAATCTTTTTAAACCTTGCCATAATTTCTAACCAGTCAGTCGAGGGAACGCCAGTTCAGCCCTCGGAATTGTTCGTTGCGTGAGGGTTGGCGTCCCTCACTTCAGTGTTCGTCAAAAGAACGTCTCTCTCCGTCTTCCACATTTTGATGGTTCCATCAGGTTGACGATTTTCCACAGCACGCGCATTCATCTGCCCATTTATCGCCTTCCTTAAATTGGCAGCTTGTGACCGATTTAAGCCATAAACAAAATCCCCAAAACGCATTTTATCGACCATACTTTTCCAGTCGAACCTGAACGAACCAG